CGGAAAAACGCTGCAAAGTTCGGCTGGGAACTATGGGAAAAGAAGCCTCAGCAACCAGAAGCGTCACAGGAGGCATAAAGTTGACTTTTCAAACAGGCTTAAATTTTGCTTCTTTCTGCGAAATAAGGATTTTCCAAGAGTTACCGGTAACCCTCAAAAAACGCTTCCTTTCAAAAAATAAGCCTTTTCCTTCGGGAACCGGTTCCTCTAGGAAATCGCCTCTTTCCATGAAAGGGGCTGAAATCTTCGAGATTTCTTCACGCTTCTCGCATAGGCGAGGAGAGGAGGTGAAAATAGCGGAATGAATGCTCTGTTCGTCGTGTTAGGCGTGTTGGCTGGCCTTATCTATGCGTTTCTCGGCTACGCAGCACAGAAGCAGGCGTTTGACTGGAAGAAATTCCTTCGAACGCTCGGAATCGCAACCCTCACAGCGCTTGGCTTGGAGCTTGGCAACGTAACGGCGGATATCTACACGGCTCTTGTAGGTCCTGGAGCCATAACGGTGTGGCTGCAGAAGCTTGTTGACACAGCTAAGTCGGGCTAGTATATGAATTGAAAGTTGGAGCGTGAACTTCAATGGCTGACGAGCCTTGGAGCCAATATGACAAAGCTTTCAAGCGGATATGGGAAAAGCTCGACGCTTTAACAAAGGCCCTTGAAAGCATAGCCCAGGACACCCTGCGGGTAAAGAGCGTTTAACGCTCGCCCAAAGCCTATTGGTGACTGGCTTCCAGACGTTGACGGCCGTTTCTTAGGTGAAACCATCACTCCCAGAAGATGGGACGGAAGCAAGCTCATAAACATCAGCCACGACCAGCTTTTGAATGTCTTAACAGATCAACATCACGCCAAGCTTCATGCTGCAAGCCACCGTAAAGGCGGGGACGACGTTCTTGGACACCTTTTGGCTTTAAAGTTTGGAGCCGAAGGCGCAACCACGACAAGCACAACCTACGTTACCATAGCTGACACTGACATAGCCCTAAACCCAGCACTATTCAACATCACAGGTCAACTCTTCGTCAAGTTCATCTACCATATCAAAAACGACACTTCTGGAGAAACTACCTACATTAGGGTTCTTCGCCAAAACGCCGGAACGATTGTGGCTGGCTCTGAGAAGTCTGTCGTAGGCGCGGGCTGGGGAATAGTTGAAACCGAATGGATTGACTTCAGTGCTGAAAGCGGAAGCGAAAGCTACCAGCTTCAAATGATGGTTACGGGTGGAGTTGGAGAGTTCAACAGCGCCATAATGATTCTGAGTCCAGTTCAGCTCTAAAGGAGGTGAGTGAATGAAAATTTGTCAGTTCAAGTTTGCGATAACTATGGAAGGTGGGGGAGAAAAAGTGATGCTTGCAATGCTCAAAGCCTTTAAAGCCAAAATTTACACCGCAATCAAAAACCCTAACCTCAAAATGTCAAAAAAGGTTAGGGAAATCTCAAGCGAAGACGAAAAGATGTTCTTAAGAGGTTTCGCTAAGCCACAGTTTGAGCCAGTATAAGGGGTCGAAAAGATGGCTGAATGTTACGACAAGGCTAAAATCAAATACCTCCTCAAGCTGAGACAAATGTTCGGAAACCACAGAGAGCTGGCTGAAGCTGACGTTTTAATATTTCACTGCCCACTTGACCTTGTACTTTTGGATTTTATCGACAAACCCAGCATCTACTATAATCATCGCTCAGGAAGACCTACAACTTTCATGTTTAATAAGATAATGAAAATCGTTGAGCCAATTAGGAAAGCCGTTTTAATCAGGGACAGAGATTGGGTAAATAACAAGCTTAAGGAACTTCTTAAAAAGCCCGATGTAATTGTTTCTAATTCCAAATTCACAAAAAGAATGTTGAAAAGGTATTTCGGAGTCGATTCTTTCGTGGTTTATCCCCCCATTGACTTAAACCATTTTAAGCCAACCACATCTAACCCAAGCAGAGATTACTTCCTTTCTGTCCAAAGGATTGACTGGCAGAAAAGAGTGACGGTTCAAATTGAGGCCTTCAGAGGCCTAAGAGAAAAGCTTCTTATTGTCGGAGGCATGGGTGATAAGCGTCCAAACGCTGATTTGCTGAGGCTCACTGAAGACTGCGACAACATCAAAGTTCTCGGTGGAGTAGCCGACAAAAAGCTTGTAAGCCTCTACACCAACGCAAAAGCAACCATTCAAACGGGCTGCTATGAAGATTTTGGCTTGGTGCCGGTTGAAAGCATGGCATGCGGCACGCCAGTGATCTGCGTGGACGAGGGCGGATTCAAAGAAACAATACACAGCCCACAGCTTGGAATAAGAATAAAAAAGCCATACATTAAAAATCTGAGGAAGGCCGTCGAAAACTTTGACAACAGCAAATACAATCCAAGGCTCCTGAGGAAAGAGGCAGAGAAATACGGTTTTGAACGTTTCAAACGTGAGATGAATTATCTTATACAGCTTGCTGTCAGGAGACATAACCTTGTGGACAGATCCAGTGAACGGTTACGTGGTTGAGAAACCTGATTTGGATGATAAACAGGTCATCGGCTTTCTTCTTGAGACGCTTACGGTTAACCAAGAAAAGTTTAGAGTAGCCGGTTTGCCTTGGGGAACCTGGGGAGAATGGCGCAAGTGGAGTGTGGGGCTCTCAATTGGAACAATTATGAGGGCGGAGCAACTCGGTTTAAAACGATTCAGGTTTTTTCTCATCCGTAAACCTAATGGAACACTCATCAGCGCTGGTGAACGATTGAATCTAAAATCATATGCTTTTAAGCCTATTTTAAAGGCGATTTCAATCGGCACCTTAGACAACTGGCTTGAAAGCCTGCTTGCACTAAGCCGTTTTCACAAACAGCAATTTCAGAATATATACTGGCATGTTCCTTTGATAGCGGAATTTGAAGACGCCATGAAGCGGAAACTGAAGAGGAAATGCAAAAAAGTTGACGAACACTCGAACGTGTGGGGCTTATGGAAGATAAAAATTTGAGGGTTGAGCTAATTTACAACAGAAACGACCTCACATTGGATGCTGGACAAGTCCAAGACGTTATTGCTGAGAGATTCAGAAACCTCAACTTCTCCCCCTACGCGAACTTTGAATTCGTAAGTTTCACGGTTATGAGCAAATGGTTGGTTGTTGAAATAGAGTTTCCAAACGTCACTGAAAAAGCCGCCAACTTGGAAGGCGAATACCCCAAAAACTATATTTTAACCACGATAATCGACGGAATAGCCGGCGAAATCGTGGTGGCTCTGTACGACAAAGGGTTCGGAGTGAGATATCGTCATTTCACAGTTTTAGGAGAAGGCCCATCACTAATCTTTAAGTGAACTATAAAAATTAAATTCTACATTCTTTATCACACGAGGAAGAGGGCCCCATGAGCAGAAAAGCTAGAAATGGAACGGTTGGGCTGAATCCAGCGTCTTTTCAAATAAGAACGGTACCGGAGTTCATCTACAAAGAGTCAGATCAGGTATGGCCAAACGAAAAGCATCAACTAATCGAAGCTATTAGCGACACTGAGAGCTGGTCTTTTTATTTGGTCATGATTGGAGCTGGCAAACCTTTGCGACCCCTAAGTGCGAAAGTTGAACTCATATCTGATGCAGGCATCGTCAAGTCTTTTGTGTTTAGTAAGGATTACCTGGAACACATTAGCAGATGTCTTCCTGAGAAAAAAATCGACCTGCTTTTGTGGAACCATTTTTGTGAACCTCGGTCTTTAGAAGTAAATAAGTTACATTGTACCCTTGAAGTGCAAGACGATGAGGGAAATCGATTTGGGAAATCCGTAGAGGTCCAACTGAAGCGGTACGAACAAAAGACTAAGTTGATTTTTCCTTTGAAGGGCAGACTCGTCATTGCTGGTGGCCATGAATACAATGAGGGACATAGGTGGGAAAGGAGCCAGTTTTACGCGTTTGACGTTTTTCCAATTGGTCCGAAAGGCGAACTGTTACTGGGGAACGGTACTAAAAACGAAGATTGGTGGGGCTATGGCACACCAGTAATCGCGCCAGCCGATGGCAAAGTGGTTCACGCCCGAGATGACATCCCAGAAAACGAAAAACCTGGCTCCCTCCCAAGAAAGGACTTTTATGAGCAATTCCCAAACCCGCTTAATGCCGTAGCGGGCAACAATATAATTATAGATCATGGTCATGGAGAACACAGCTTTCTTGCCCATCTACAACATGGCTCTGTAATAGTCCGAAAGGGAGAGAAAGTCCGACAAGGGCAAAAAATCGGATGTGTCGGTAACTCCGGAAATTCTGATGCTCCACATCTACATTACCATTTAATGGATGGACCGGAGATATTCCAATCAAATGGTCTACCCTCATGCTTCGAAAATTTAGAAGTGTTAGGCCTCGGGGGGAAAATCACCTCTCCAAAACGCGGGCTTTTCCTTGTTGCCAAATAAAAAGGACAAGCAAATTTATCTGAACAGTATCTTGCGGCGTCTCCTTTCTCCCACTTTCTATTTTTAGAGGTTTCTGGAATTGTTTTCTGTACTTTAGTATAGATTCCTTTATAATAGGAAAGTCCGACACCGACGCGACATTGCACCGTTTCAGTTTTCATTTCGGTTCGCTGAAATAAAATAGTCATTTGCCTTTGCATTTAGACCGTTCATTTACGCCTTGCTGATTGAAAACCCCGAAGCCTACAAGGGAAAAACCAACGCAGATATAGAGAAGGAAATCTTAAAGGATATCGGACCGATTCCCTATGTAGCCCGAATAGAGAAGGTACTGTCCTCGATTTTCCAGACTGCTAAACAAGTGTCATTAATAGCTTTTTATTGTGAGGACCTCTTCTTCCTCGACATTAAGAAACATACAAAACATAGAATTTTGCCGTCTACTTCGTAGCCTTTGTCTCCCTTAAGTATCTTAAACCCGCACTTAGGGCATATCTGGTCTACATATATGTTGACCGTTTTGACTTCCACATGCTCACCAGTAGGGTGAGAAACCATAAACAAAGGCGTCTTTAAAACTTTATGAAGAATAATTATAGAAAATTAATAACTCTAAATTTTAATAAGTCTAAAAAACAACTGATTTTTTAAGATATTCCTAAAACATCCTTTTTTCTCCCAAAAATCCTTAAATTTCCCTTTTTCCTTTAGGCTTTGGGGCCAGAGCCAGCGATGGCAGCCGTTACTCCAGATCGCGTGCGGAAACGTTTAGGCTTAACAGCAGAGGATGTCGCAGACGCCGACGTGCAGACGTTTACGGACGAGGCAGCTGCTTTCCTAAGCGGAGAAATAGACCACGCTCTGGATCCGGCCAACTGCACCGAGGAGGAAGCCAACGCTATCGCCAATCTAGCCGCGATATACTGCTACCTCAAAGTCACGGGAGTTTCAGCGGTTGGCTGGACGGCGAACCTCGGAGCCCTAACCTTCAGCGGGGCACCGGAGAAAATCGCACAACTCGAGTTTCTGAGAAAGCAGGTTTTGGCCTTCATCGAGCGCAACCGCAAATTTGTAGTAAGGAGGGCCTAACGTTGCCAGCAGAGATAGATATTATCATCGACAAGCAAAGCATCATGCAATGGGTTCGCCACATCTACAAAAGTAAGCCCGCGCTTTATCAGCGGTTCCTAGCGGAATCAGGTGAAATTTTACGCGAAGAAATGCTGCGGACAGCGCCGCGTAGAACTGGAAGGCTTGCTGAAAGTATTCGGATTGTACAGGGCTTGGATTATGTGCGTGTAGGACCAACAGTGCCCTACGCTGTTTTTGTCGAGTACGGTACACGTCCGCATGAGATTTTGCCGAGGCATGCTCAGGCTTTGCGTTTTGAGGTTGAGGGAAAAACGATCTTCGCAAAGCGTGTTTGGCATCCAGGCTTTAAAGGCGGATTTTTCATGTTTCACGCCTTGCAGGCGGCTGAGCCGCGGATTCGAGAGCTGGCCATGTCCATTTTTAAGACGCTCTACGGAGGTGTAACTCCACGGCTGCATCAAAGCTGGAGACCATAACCCAGAAGATCATCGACTTACTAAGCGCGGATTCCGAGCTTTCAGGCCTAACCTTCTATTTTGGGCCTCCTTTCACTCGGAAAACTCCATTTTGCTACGTTCACTGGGCTGGAGGACCAATACAAGATGAAACCAGTCAAATGAGGATCTGGCGTCACCGATGGCATGTGATAGTGGTTGACTCGGCTAAGCAGGATGATGTCGCGGAGAAAAGTGTCATGGCAAAAATTGAGCGTATCTACACGGTTTTGAAGGGCAACCGCACCCTTGGAGATGTTGTCCGAGATTCTAAGCCTGTGGACATGACGGGCGAAACAATCACGATAGGCGTGGAGTGGGGCAAGCCCACGCTGATTTTAGCTGGAGCCCGCTTGGTTTTGGAATGCGTGGTGGAAGCAGCATGACGCTGACAGGGCCAGACTATGGAGACGTACATTCTAAGGTACGTCGCATTGCTGGAAACCCGAAATGAAAAGAGGTGAATAGCTGAATGCCTGCGAAATACGCATACGGAGGCTTCATAGGGCTTGGAAAGCAAACGGACTTCGCAACAATGGCAACGATAACGGATTTCCTGCCGTTCTTGGATGCTGAGATCACGGAGAGCCACGGGGAAATCTGGCGTTCAGCCAGCACCGACCGCTACGACAAGACGCCTGTGCTTGGACGCTACAATGTCGAGATGAGCGGAACCGTGGAGGTTAGAGCCGACGACATAGGCTTGCTATTGCTGGGATTGTTCGGCAACCTCGCAACATCTCAGCCAGACCCAACAAACGCTCCAAACACTTACAAGCACGTGTTTAAGCCACAAGACACTTTGAAGTATTTGACAGCCGAGTTGAAGTATGGAACAGCCAACATAAGCGAGGTTCTAACAGGCTTAGCATTAACGAGCTCACATTAGAATGGGCGCTTGAGCTTTTGACTGCAGCCTTTAGAGGCATAGCTCAGAAACCCGAGAAGTTAGCTACGCCTTCAACGCCTACGCTTTCAACCCTTAAGCCTTTCGCTTTCCATCAGTGCACTCTAACGCTTGCTGGTTCATCTGTGGGTGTTAGAAGTGGACGGATTGGCTTTGTTAACGGCATAGATGAGGATGACTATGTCAGCGGAAGCAGATATCGCGCTGGTGCTGAACCTGGCAAGCTTGAAGGCAACGCAGAATTCGAACTGTACTTCGCCGATATGAGCTGGGTTGAGCGTTTCTGGGGAGCAGCTGGGGCAACTGGACCGCAGGACACTCCTGCAGTTTACGCTTGCAACGCCAAATTCGTAGGCGAAGACATCGAAGCAACCTATGACTACACCATTGAGGTGGACATTCCAAAGCTTTTCCTAACAGAGGTTTCTAAGCCGGTGAGCGGCCAAGACAAGATCATTCAGCGCATTCGAGGAAGAGTTGTAGTTGAATCTGACGCCGACATGCCTTCGATTTCGCTGATCAACACAAAGACAGGCTATTAGAGGAGGCTTAGCAGCGTGAAAGTGCGCTACGTAGGTGGAATGGCCCAAGCCCTAATCGCTGGCAAAATCGTGAAGCAAGGCGAAGTCATCGACTTGCCCAAAGCTGTTGCTGAGGAGCTGATAGCACGAGGAGACTGTAAGCCTGTTAAAGCTGAAAGGAAGAGTGGCAATAAATGAGTGCTTATCGCAAGACCGTGATTAAGGAGTTCAGGCTTCCAAGCGGACAGCGCTTTCTCATCCGCAAAATCAACCCTCTACGCATCAAAGAGCTGGCTGAGGTTAAGGATCCCAGCGATCTGGAAGCTGCTGAGCGAGCGATCAATGCGGCTATCATGGCGGGTGTGGTTGAGCCCCAGCTTCACATGGAAGGCTTGGATATCTACATTGAAAACGAGGAGGAACCGCTCACATACGACGACAAAATGACCCTGATGACAGCCATTAACGTTTGGTCTGGGCTAACTCCGGAGGCGATGCGCCAGCGCGAAAAATTTTGTCAAGAGCGACTTGGCGTTTGTGCTGCATCTGCTCGCGAAACATTACCACATGCTTCCAAGCCAGTTGCTACAGCTTGACTACGACGAGTTGATGCTGAACCTAGGAGTTTTGGCGGAGGGATTGCACAGAGAGGCTCAGCGTTATCAGCCGGCTGATAACGTTGCCAGAAGCCTTCAAGAAGAAATTGACCGGAAAAGGCGGGCTATTTCCGCTAAGTGGAGTGGGTATGTCGCATGAGCTGGGGGACATACAACATTAACGTGCTCGTCCAAGCAACGGACAAGGCCAGTAAAGTAGTGAGGGACGTCGCCGACAACGTTCAAAACTCGACAAGCCGTATGAGAAGGACCTTCGACGCGCTCAAGGATGTGGGTAAAATCGCGGCTGGAATGCTCGTCCGCGATATGGCTATGGGAATGGCTCGCGGCTACGGTGAGGCTCTCCAGCTCGGCGGACAAATCGACACTTTAAAGGCGAGCTTTGAAAGGCTTGTGGCTGCATCTGGAGACACTACACTGACGCTTGAAAAGCTTCGTGAAGCAACTAAAGGCACGGTTAGCGATATCGATTTGCTTCAATCCGCAAACATGGCTTTGATGCTTGGATTAGGCGATGCAACTGATGACATGGCTGGTTTGTTTGAGGCTGCTATGAAGCTTGGCCACGCCATGGGCATAGACACCACAAAAGCCGTTGAAAGCCTCACGATCGGTCTGGGTAGGCAGTCAAAGCTTGTGCTTGACAACCTCGGCATTACGTTTCAGGCTTCAGAAGCCTATGAATGGTTTGCCCAGCAAATAGGAATCTCTGCCGACCAGCTAACAGAGAACGAGAAGAAGCTTGCATGGCAGAAATTCGCCATAATGAAAATCATCGAGAAAGCCAACGAGCTTGGAGACGTAATAAGCGAATCTCAACTCGCCAATGAGCGTTGGGCTGCAAGCATTGAAAACGCAAAAACAAGCGTAGGCAGATTTCTCGGTCCTCTCAGTATGATAGCGCCTGCAATGGAGCCTTTAATGCCGCTGATTGGAACAATGGCTGGGGTGATGATTCCCCAGCTGATAGGTGTCATTTACGCTAAAGTCGCAGCCTTTGCAGCGGCTAAAGTGGCAGCCGTAGGGCTTCAAGGAGCCCTTTTGGGCATATTAGGGCCTATAGGCCTGGTTATAGCCATAGCATCTGTGCTCTACATGGCTTGGACTCAAAACTGGGGTGGAATACGTGAGAAGGTAGGAGGTGCCATAGAAGCCATTAAAAACGGCATTGGAGCCTTCACAAGCTGGCTGAGCCAGAGCTGGAACAATCTCGTATCCTCTCTACAACAAGGCTGGAACACGTTATGGACAAGTGTTCAGAACTTCATAAACGACCCTATTGGAACAATTCAAAACGCTGTTACCAGCTTAAGAGACAATGTGATAGCGCGGTTCCAAGAAGTCTATGACCAGACGGGTAATGCTTGGAAAGCCACCTGGGAAGCCTTAAAGACGATTCCGGTTGTCGGGCAGATTTTGGGAGCTGTTGAGGGCTTACTCAACTCCATCCTTGGCGTTTTCGGCTTGAGCATGGATGACGTCTTCAACACCTGGCAAAATGTTTGGAACAGCATACAAAACTTCATTCGCGACCCTATCGGCTCCATCAAGTCAGCCGTGCAAGGCTTAGTTAACAACATGGCCTCCCGCTTCCATGAGGTTTACGAAAAAACGGGAGATAAGTGGAAGGCTACCTGGGAAGCCCTGAAAGCTATTCCGGGCTTAGGCTTGATTCTGCAGGCTGTTGAGGGGGTCTGGAACGGCATTAACAACATTATGGGCGGATGGCCAGCTAAAGCACTGGAATGGGGCAAGAAGCTGATTCAAAGCTTTATCAACGGAATCAAAGCCATGGTGAACAGCGTAAAAAACGCGGTTTTGGGCATTGCGAATGCGATTAAGAGCTTTCTTGGCTTCGGTTCACTGCCTAAAGAGGGGCCCCTTAGGTACGTGATTGAGTGGGGTAAAAGACTCATTCAAAGCTTCATTGATGGCATCAAAAGCATGGCACAAAGCGTCGTTGATGCGGTTTCTGGCGTTGCAGATGCGATCAAAAGCTTTCTTGGTTTGGGCTCACCAGCAAAAATGGGACCCTTAAGCGAGCTTGACAAGTGGGGTCCAGAGCTTGTCGAAACCTATGCTGAAAGCATTCGCAAAGCTGTTCCAGAGCTAAAGAGGGCTGTTGAATCCGCGGCTCAGCAGGTGAACCTTGTAGCTTCACCGAAGTTTGCACCTGTAATTGGCAGGATTGAGAGGCATCAAGTAGCTGGTATGGCCGGATTCGGTCCGGCGCCTACCAAGATTATCCAGATTTCTGGGCCTCTCGTTAACATTGAGGGCAGTGCCGACGAGGCTACTGCTGAGCTTGCGAGTCAGCTTGTTTTGAGGGAGCTGAGCAAGATTGTTGGTGTGTAGGGTTGTAATCACAGACTTGAACGGCGTTGATCATGAAATCAAGCCTTTACTCTGTGAGCTCGACTTTCGCCATAAAGGAGCAGACTACTTCAGCTTCATAGTTAAGGATGCAGACGGCACAATCAAGGAATGGCTTAAGAAGGGCTGCAAAGCCAGGTTTTACGTTGACACAACGGCTTCACCGACGACCTTGCAGCTCTACGGCATGGTTGAGCAGGTCATAGTTGAGCAGCCCATACAGAAATCGGTTTTCGTTAGGGCTGAAGGACGTGAATATTTCTATGTTCGCAGCCTGCACCGCATTGTGACTGAAACCTATCAGAATATGGAAGTCAGCGAGATAGTCAAGGACCTCGCGAGCAAGTATTTTCCAGAGCTCGACACAACAAACGTGCAGGCAACGGATCTTGTGGTTGAGGATATTCGTTTTCCATACCGCACTTTGGCTGAATGTCTTGAAGAGCTTGCAGCCCTGGTTGACTTCGCCTATTTCTGCACTCCAGACTTGAAGCTTTACTGGTTTCCAGCTGGGAGCAGAGACAGCCTTATAAGCTATACTCCGGAGCAGTTAAGGGCTAAGCCTCAAACCTTAGAAAGCTTACTGCCGATACGAAACCGCGTTTTCCTGATTGGCGGAACCCAGCTTCAAATAGACCAGAAACAGGAGCAGACAAACGTTTCTAAAACGCTTGAAACCTATTGGTGGGCTCAAAGCTTCAGGCCTAAGAAAACCGATTTGGCCCAGATCAGCCTCTACCTAGCTAAAATTGGGAGTCCGATTAACGATATCGAAGGTTATATTTGCAGAGACAACGATGGCTTGCCTACAGGCGAAACCATAGCGGCCTTCACGGTTGACAAAGATTTCGTTTCTTCAAGCCCTACTTGGCGTCCAATCCGCCTTAACGCCACGGTTCTGGCTAACACAAAATACTGGATCGTCCTTAAAGCCGTAGGCAGCTCAACTGACACCTTCGCGTGGTATCATGACAACGGGACGGCTGGAGAACATGCCTACCGGCAGGAAGGAACAGGCTGGACAGTTGAGTCAAACAGCTTCCAGTTTGCTTTCAAAACGCAATATAAGGTTCCAGTTTTGGCTTCTGCAGCAGACTACACGAGCAAAAGCAAGTATGAATGGCGCGAAACGGTGGTGCGCGACGACAGCATAGTCAGCCAGGAAACAGCCCGCAAGATAGCTCAAGGCTTGCTTGCTAAGCTGAGTGCTGAACGAGTTGAGCTTAGGGAAATAACCGTTCTTGACCCATCGGCTGTTCCAAGGCCGGGGGAACTTGTCACGATTAGCTTGCCAAGGCTTGGGATAAACAACGTGCAGTATGAAGTTGACGAGGTCTTGTTGAAGTTTAAAGGAGGCTTGAAAGGCGCCTACGAAATGGAGCTTAAGCTCGGCCAGGAATCAACAAAGCTCTCTTACTGGCTTAGGCAACTCAAGCTTGAACTTGAGAAAGCGAAAATCCGAGCTTTCGGCGTTGAGTACGGCCTGCTAAATCTTTACCGCGATTTTGCTGACAGCTTCGGGTTTACAGATTCTCTGTCAATAACAGAGCAGCTGAGCGGAACATTCAGGGTGGACGAGGCAAGGGTGGGGTTCAGCGATGTCGGATAAGCCTGAAAAAATCAATCTTGCCGATAGGATTGGGCTAACAGGTAAAGTCCGAGCAGTTGTGCGAGACTCGAAAACAGATAGGATCCTCCAAGTAGTTGAAACAGCTAATCTTGTTGTTACAGCTGGTAAGGAGCTTGTTGCAGCCCTCTTGAACGATGAAAACATTGCGGTTCCAAACTATTGTGCTGTCGGCTCTGGAACAACAGCCCCTGCAGACACAGACACTGCTTTAGAAGTTGAAATAGGACGTTTAGAAGTGACTCAACGTTCCAGAAGCGGAAACCAACTCGTTTACAGCACTTTCTTCTCGGCTTCTGACGCCAACGGCGACTGGAACGAATGCGGGCTTTTTAACGCCGACTCAGGTGGAACCATGCTCTGCCGAGCTCTGTTTTCTGCAACCATCGCGAAGGACAGCACCAAGACCGTTACGGTTGACTGGATAATCACGGTGGGCTAAACATGACAATGCGTGCTGAAGATTGGCATGAAATAAAGCAGCTTGAGGCCGACTCTAGGTTTTCCGAAGCGTTAGATCAGGCTCTGCAAATATGCGCTATCTGTCGGCGTTATCTGCTTCCAGACGGCTGCCACGGCTGCGACCTCAAAGCAGCACGTGGGCTTCTCACGGTTAAGATCAAAGAGCTGACTGCGAAATGAGCGAATGGACAACGGGAGAAGTAATAACAGCCTCAAAACTTAACCAAAAAGAAGTGTTCATCGGCGATACCGCTCCGGCAAGCCCAACACAAGGCCAGCTATGGTTCGACACAACAGTTAATAGACTGAAGGTCTACGACGGCGCAGCTTGGAAGCTTGTGACCGCTGAAAACCTAAGCGAAATAGCCACGAGAAGCCATGCTGACCTGCAAAACATAGGTGCAAACGACCATCATGCTGCTTTCACATCAACAGACCATGACGCGAGAGACCACAGCGCCGTTGCCGGAACAATAGCGTTAAGCGAGCTGGGGTCCAAGGCGCACAGCGAACTTACAGGCATAGGAACAGATGACCACCACGCCAAGCTTCACCAATCAACGCATCAGAAAGGCGGAGCCGACGCTTTAACGGGAACCATTAACCCAAGTAAAATCGAGCTTGGAACAGGCAGGGTATTCGAGTGCATAGGTGGAAACGGTAGCATAGTCATTGCGTGTCAAGACGGCTCTGGAAGGCTCCACATCTACTGGAACGCCTACTACGACAGCTCCGCTGGAGTTCACAGATTCATCAAGGCTGGCGATACGCGGGCTGGCTTCTCATGGACAACTACGGAAAAATGCAATATCGCAGATCAACTGGTGCCGCTGCCAATGCCGGCGACTCCATAACCTGGGGCGACATCACAAAAATCTATGACGGGAAGGTGGAAGCACCCAACGGGGTTATGATTCAAGACACAAATCTCTACCGTTCAGCAGCAAACCAGCTAAAAACAGACGACGGCTTCGAGGCCGGCGGCGTCCTGAAAGGCGCTGGATACAAGAACACCTCGCCGAGCTTGGACGCCCCAACCCGAGCCTTGGACACGCTATATCAAAACACAACGGGCAAAACCATAGTTGTCTACGCCAAAATTCTGATACAAGGCAGCCTCTCATCCGGCTGGACCTACGTCGAAGGCTTCTTAGGTTCAACAACCAGCGTTGTCAGCGTCTTCAAAAACACCGAATGGCACGAGTACGGATCTGGAACGTACCAAACGGTTGTTTTGATAGTTCCAGACCAATGGTATTACAAAGTCGCGGCATATCCCACAAGCGGTCCCGAGATTTACTCATGGTATGAACAAACGCTCTGAGGCAACCAAAATGAACAAGCAGATTTTGAGGCAGATTAAAAGTTTGCAGCCAGGCGACCTCGTTCGGGTTGAATGGTTTGACGCGAGCATTGGGAAAAGCAGTGCCGGAGCCATAGATGTTCCGGTTAGGAGCTGGGGCATCTACATAGGCATACTCGGAGACCTGAACAAGCACATAATCTTAGCGCAGAACAACTTTCGCTACATGGACGGACTCTACGACATAGACTACACGGCCATACCGCTTGCTTGGACAGTCAAAGCCACGGTGCTGAACAAGAACGAGGTGTCATTGGAAGAGGCAAAGTTGCTGTTGCGCTGTTTTCTATCGGGTAGAAGGCGCTCCCTGTACAGGCGCATAAGGCAGAAGAGAGTGACAAACCATGAGCAGCTGGATTAAGAAAGCTTTGACCCGCAGGATATCCATTAAGCATCCTCGTAGTAAGCGTCAGTGGCAAATAGAGGTTGAGCCATCAAAAAGGCTTGTCTACGGCATGTACTTCGCCATCACAGCTCTCATCTCGCTCACAATCTTAGAAGCGACGTACATCTATGTGCTCCGCAGCTTCAGCACCGAAATCTTCGCTGCCATCACACTTTTGATCGGCACAATACTTGGAGCGTTTTTCGGGAAGAGGGGTTGAAATGCCGAAGGGGAAGCCTTGGAAAGCCGAGGAGGAGGCAAAGCTTCGGGAATATGTTCAGGCTGGCTACTCCCTTGATGCGATAGCGTCTAGGCTTGGGAAAACCCGGGAGGCTGTTAGGAAAAAGGCTGAGAGGCTCGGCTTAGAAGTAGTCGGGCATAAGGCCTACAGGACAACTACTTCTGAAATCAGGCTTCCAGCAGAGCTTCCAAGCGTCGAGGAAACCCTAAAAATTCTGGCAGGCGCCCTAACGGCTGCTTCCAAGCCTGGACTTGACAAGGTTGAGGTTCAACGCCTGCAAGTTATAGCTACTCTTGCTCGCACATACGAGCAGCTGCTTGCGAGGTACATTGACTACCGCGGCATTGAGCAAAAGCTTGTGGAGTTGGAGGCCAAATATGCACAGCTTGCGGAGAAAGCAAAAGCTGAAAAAGCCAAGAGCAATGCGTCCGGTTGAGATATTTCCGAGATGGTACGGCCTACAAAAGAGCGAGAAAATAGTCGATGACGCAGAGTTTGCTAAGGCTCGAAAGCTAAGCAGAGACCCTGTAGAGTTTTTCCGCCAAGTCGTGGGATTCGAACCCACAACCTACCAAAAAGAGTTCATAAAACTATTTCTAGACAACCAGTTTCTAGCCGCTCGCTGGTGTAGGCAGTCAGGCAAAAGCTGGATTGTTTCAGCCCTGCTCTTATGGTATGCTGTCACTCACCCAGACAGCTACATCGGAGTTGTGGGACCAAGCTGGAGACAAGCAAAGCTGATAATCCGCAGAATAGCCTACTTTGTCAAAAACTTGCCGCCAGGAATGGCATTCAAACCTTTAAGAACTGTTATCCGCTTCACAAACGGCTCAGTTATTGAAGCCTTTCCATGCAACCCTGATACCATACGAGGACCAACCCTAGACCTCATCTACGCGGACGAATTTTCATTCATGCCAGACGACGAGGAAATCTACGATGCCATACTCTTCACTATCAGCACCAAAAGCCAGGGCAAATTCGTCTGTACCAGTACACCTTGGAGCACAGACTCTCTTTTCTACAAGATTTTCTATCATAAGGGCTTCGAAGACTTTGCTAAGCACCACGTAACCTGGCGAGAGGCTTTAGAGCCCAATGGACCCCTAAAGAAGAACATTCTTGAAAAAATCCGCAAGCAGTTTGCGGAGGATCCTTGGCGCTGGAAGCGGGAGATGGAAGCTGAATGGGCAGAAGACGAGTCCACATGGCTGCCTCAAAGCCTCATTACAAAATGCATAGATGGTGACCTAGAGCTCTGGGGCTTCGAAAGCCAGCAAAGAGGCAAGTTCTACGCTGGTCTCGACCTTGGCAAGCTTCAAGACTACAGCGTCCTAATCGTGGTTGAAGAGGTTGAAGGCAAATACTTGTTGAGGCATTGGAAGGTATTCCCGCTTGGCACCAAGTATGCAACCGTAATAGGCTATGTCAAAACCCTTTGCGACCGCTGGAAATACTTCGAGCGCATAAGAGTTGACATCACAGGCGTAGGCGAATACGTAGTCGAAGACATGCAAAACGCTGGCATAGAGGCCGAAATAGAAGGCGTTACGTTTACGCTACCACGCAAGCAGGAAATGGCAAGCCTTCTCAAACAGCGAATGCTTGATGGAGCCTTTCGCTTCCCCTTTGTAGAGCTCAGGCTTTCTCCAACTGTGCTACTAAGCTATGTTGCTGAACTAAATGTCGAGAGGTTTGAGCTGAGGAAAGATGGCACAATAGCCTTTAACCATCCACAAGGACAACACGATGACACATTTTGGGCTACCTGTTTAGCCATCTACTGCAGCGTCAAAATGGCGCCCGAGCCCTATCTAGAAGTGGTTCCAAGATGACGAGAAGACGAGAATATTTCCGCATATGCAAATACGCCCGCCGCTATGATAGGCGAGAGGGCAAGTTCATCATAGACATCAGCTACGAAACCGCAACAGAAACCACACCAAGAACAATAGCGGTGGCTGAAGCCTTCGGGCTCGGTATTGATCAACATCAAAAATTCGTGATTTACGATAATGTTAAGCTTAAGATTGGGCCGAAAGACATAGTTTATATTACCGGAGACAGCGGAAGCGGGAAGAGCGTACTGCTCAAAGCGTTAGAGAACGACATAAAGCATGACCTCGGTCAAACCGTTGTCAACATGGCTGATATTCGGGTTGACCCTAACAAGCCATTGATCGACACGATTGGCAAAACTTTCAGTGAAGGCTTAGAGCTGCTTTCAAGAGTGGGGTTAAACGATGCCTTCTTGTTTGTCAGGCGCTACAAAGAGCTAAGCGACGGTCAAAAATACCGATACCGCATAGCCAAAATGATAGAGTCAAAGGCTCAATGGTGGATTTTCGACGAGTTCTGCTCCGTGCTCGACCGAGATACAGCCAAAATCGTGGCCTTCAACGTCCAAAAGCTCGCCCGCAAACTTGGCAAAGCGGTTCTGGCGGCAACCACGCATACAGATCTGCTGGAAGACTTAAAGCCGAGCGTCCACATCCACAAAAGGTACGGAAAAGAACTTGAAGTTAACTACTATCCAAACAAGCTTAATCGTGAATGCAGTCTTATGAAGGAAATGCGAGTTGAAGAAGGTTCGGTACCGGACTACAGAAAGCTAAGCGTTTTCCATTATCGCACCTCTCATTGTCCAGCTCCGAGGAAAATCTTCGTTTTGAAGAGGCGTGATGAGCTTTGCGGAGTTATTGTTTACAGCTGGGCTCCTCCTAACACGTTTGGTCGTAGTAAAGTTTGGAAAGGTAGCTTTCAGCAGATGCAGAAAGAGCTGAGCACAATCACCCGGGTTGTTGTGCATCCAAAATACCGCACGATAGGGTTAGGCATCAAGCTTGTTAAAGAAACCTTGCCTCTGGCTCCAACGCCATGTGTCGAGACCATCGCGGTGATGGCACGCTATAACCCCTTCTTCGAGAAAGCAGAAATGCAAAAGATAGTGGAAAGCAAGCCAAATCCAAACGTGCTCACAGCGATAGAAAAGCTTCGCAAAATAGGATTTAACCCTGTGATGCTTGGCTCAGTAAGCTACAACATGAAAAAAATTAACGAGGTTGGCAGGAATAAAATTGAATCCATTTTGATAGAGTTTTGCAGGAAAGAAGGATCTTTACGCAAGAGACTTCTAAGCTTCCACCACGTTTACCCCAAGCAGAGCGAAGCAGAAGCAAAAATAAAGGCGGCCTCAACCGAACTTCTGGCAAGAATGATCAAACGCCTTAATTTCCTCGCTCAAACGAAAGTTTACCTATTTTGGAAAAGAACCTGAAGTGATTTACACGCTTTGGCAAAATAGAGTTTTATGCTGCGGTTAATGCCTTAATGCAGAAAATTTAATCGTATGACCAGATTTTTGATGTTGCAGAGATTTTACGGGTCAAGTTATTGCACTCTTTCCAGATAATCTTTAATCCCGCTTATGTCCCACTTATAAAGATAAACATGATTGACGTATTCTTTCTGTCCGGAAAACATCTTTCTCAGTTTTTCCATAGCTCTTTTATGCAATTCATCCGGAACATTCCATTGGTAAGAAAAGGTTTTTTCGTCTAAGAAAGCTATACTGTCTTTCATACTTAGATGGTATGAAGTTATAAACCTAGATTTTGTCGGTTTGACTATTTCTTTAAGCTTCCACTCTCCCAATCCAGGATGAGTGTACGTGTAACCATATTCCTTCACCAGTTTCTTGTATATCTCGCCTGGATGCACCTCATATTCGGGGTCTTCACTTAGAATAGTAATCAGAGAACGTTTTGTCACCCTCGTTATTTCTCTTAGGACCGACCTCCAGTCCTTCACCAGATGAAGAACATGAACGCTTATTGAAGCATCAAAAGTTGAATCTGAAAAAGGTAGGTTAAGGGCATCAGCAAGCATTAAATCCTGAGTCCTTTTTTCATAAGCTTTCCTTAACATCTTCCTAGAAATATCAACACCAATAACTTCGAAACCCAAATCTTGCAATGGCTTACTAAACCTTCCTGTACCCACACCAACATCAAGTATACGTGCACACTCGTTCAGTTCTTCTTCTAACACTTTCAAAATTTCGTTCATCACACTTGAAGGAAAACCCCTGGTTCTATCATAAGCTCCAGCGACCCTATCAAAAGAAATACTCATCTCTAATCATCCGGTGTAGTGTCTTTGCCCCGGTTATTTTTGAGGTCACGGTAACAAAATAAAAAAATAAAAGTAAATTTTTTGGTCAAAAGTTTACCTCTTCTTGGCTAAACGCAATTGTAAAACAACAACTGGCTCGTTTGGGTTCCAATATCCGTAACAGGATATCCAAGCTTTTTCTAGTTGCTCTAGACTCTGTAACCCCGCCATTTGGGCTTCTTCAGCTGTTACCTCACCGAGCTTTTTAACTGTTTTACCCGTAATGACGACGTATGTTTTGGCTTTTTGACTCCAGTGATCTCGGGCACTGTAAACCCTGCCAACCTCTAGGCTCGCTGTTCGACTCCATAAAGGCCTAATCGTAACAACCTTTTCACCGCCTAATATACGCTTTAGAAATTCCCGTTTGAAAAGCAATCTAAGAGCCACCTCTCAGCTGAAGCTCCCTCAAAACCAGAATTTTTGCTCGCTCGAAATAGCCGCCTTCACGCAATTCGCTTCTTTCCGGCCTAAGTCCCCTCGTTGCTGCTTCTGGATGCTCGTTCATGTAGAGCTGCTCCGCCCTACGCCAGATCTCCTCACGAACTCGAGGCCAAAACCTACCCCTTCTTATCTTGGCTGGCAAAATAACTCCTCCAGTTTTCAGGGTTCAGGGCGTTGTGATGGGTGAAATACCCCCGCTCATACAGATGGTGATAGAATTCTTTTAGCCCAGGGCTGTGGTCGATTAATTCCAAATAGACGTCGCCATCTCTCCAATTAAGCCGATGTATCAAATCGTTTATAGCCTCTATGTCTTTTTCATAGTTTTCAAGACTTATGTACGCATAGAAAGCCCAATACTGCTTAAACCAATCACTCACGAAGATTTGAATCCATTTGCCCTTCGGTTTTCGGTTAATCGTTCCGTAGAAGCCCTTGTAACGGAGTTTATGTAATATTTGGCTTTTTTCTGGCAT